AACACTATTAGTATTGTCTATATCTACCTTTATAATAGGCCAAATCTTAGCTTCATGTGCAACATTACGCTTAATAGAAGCACCAAGAGCTGCAAGAAAATCATTAACAGTCATAGCTGAACGAGTAAATACATCACCCATCTTAGCATAAGACTCACCTTCTGCCATACCCTGATAAGTAGGATAGTTAATATTCAGAATGAAAGAATAACCCTTGGGAACTTTACCGTCTGTATCAAGAATATCACTAGAAACTTTAATTGCATACTTACGTGCCTTAGGAACCATAGCAGATCCCGAACGGAAAGATACAGAAGCTACACTACCAGGATAAACAATATCACTGCGAAGAGTATCACCCTTACCAGTTACTGCGTGAACATAAAAACCAGTTCCCTTAGTTTTATCGGCCTGATGAAGCACAACATCGCCAATGGCAGCAAGATCTTCAAGAGTGTTCTGAACGGCCTTTGCCACAAAAAGGTGACGAGCCTGATTTACACTAAAAATACCCATTTTATATTATATTAAATTTAATTTGATGTCCAAGAGGACTTAGCGATTTGTACGGCTCTTGAAAGTATAGAGCGATGTATTGCAGGGTTTAATTTACATTCGTTCTTGCGAACGTAAATATCATCTCCATCTTCTACTACAAGATCTTTAAAATCGCTATCAATTGTCATTGTATCTCCATAATCTGATACATTAAGATCTGCAATAACAATAGGTTCTGGCCTTTGTAAGAAAGTAAAATTATACTTATTTAAAATACTGTTTGACAATAATATAGAAACTCTATCACCATCATCTTCACCTACTTCTACACGTAAAACACGGTGATTGTTAGCATTCCTAAAAGGATTACGCTTAGTTCTATGCAATTCATCCCAAGTAGTTGGTATAACAGGAATTTCTGTTTTTCCTTTTATGGCTTCTTCAAAAAGAATAAACCATATGTGATCATAATCAGGAGAATCAAAAGCTATTTCGTAAATGTACTTTTGAGAACATTTGTCTCTATACTCATCAAGTGCTGGTGAAATTCCAGCATTCTCTAAATTAATACTTGACCTTCTTACTAAGGCATTTAAATAACTCGTAACATCTTCAGTATCTTCGAATTTCTCAGAATACATCTCCAAGATGATTGACTCCTGAGCTTGTGTAAGAAATACACTCTTCTCATAGTCATTCAAACCAGGAGCCTGATTAGATGTTATATTATTATAGAGTATATCAAATTCTCTACTGAATTCTTCACAAGTCATATTTAATTATTTTTCAGCTTTGCTTCTAGAGCAAATCTAATTTCTTGATTTTTAGGAAGATTCAAGAACTTCGCAGCTATAGTAAGTGTAGGTTCCTCATTTTTGCCACAAAGCGGAGAATTATCGTCCCTAAGATAATAATATTCACCACGTTTGTAAATAAGGCCAGCCTCTAGTGCTTTATGAATTATAACCTTTGTAGGCAAAGATTCATCCCTTACAACCTCCAAGAAAGCTTTGGGATTAGACTGAATATTCTTATAAGCTCTCTCCTGTAGCCAACTAAGTTTAACATTAGGAGCAGTAGGCTTACCATCAAGAGTCTCAACGATAACTCTCATTAATTCAATATCATCTTTAACTTTGCCATACTCCATATAACACTCCATTGTAGCATTGACCTTTACTGCGGCATCCTTCTCTTCAGCACCTTCTTCAATAAGAACATACTCATAAGTGGCTTTGCGCCTTAAATTCAACTCTTCCAATGAAGGACATATGTGGTTTTTATTAGCGAGCAATATCTTGTAGTCGATGTAATTCTCAGGATTAGACAGATCCAAATAAGTGTCCTGCTTTGTCAGCCTGACCATTCTATTAGACCAGTAATTATTCTTTCCTTTATAAATGCTAAGAGCATCTACTTCAAGACCCATGATATACTCAAGATATGTTTTTTCGCTTTTAGTAAGAACATCTACATAAGACCCAGAACGCAATACTGGAACAGTATAATATCGCACAGCATCATCTGCCATACCACCACCCAAAACGTGCTTTTCATTCTGGACCAAACCTGTATTCTTAGGAATGTGTCTTACAATCACTCTCTGATTCCTTAAACAGTTAATCAAAGGATTACCTTCAATATCTACAGCTTTTGCAGGACGACCTGCATTACGAGGAATAACTTCTTCAATATCCTCTACAGATACTGGTTTTAGCTGCTCATCATTAACAGCATCCATATCAATATCAATAAATTTCTCTTCTACTTTCTTAGCCATAATAGCCTCTCCTTAATTTTAAAAGAGAGGTAGGGTAAAGCCCTACCCCTCATTAATTTTTATTTTTATTCTGCTAAAACTGCAGGAATAATAGACATGGTGCGTGTAGGATCAAGTACACATACACCCAGAGTAGCCATACGATGGAAGACTGCAGAGTCCTCATCGAAGCTCATAAACTGGTTACCAATCTGGCCAGTGAAAGGATTACGTAAACCCCACTGATAGCCACGATATTCAGGCTGTCCCTTAATAGCGCACTTGAAGATGTTAGGCTGATCCATAGTACCAATGTACATAATATCAAACCTATAGGAGAATGCAGGACCACCACCAGCCTTAGGCCAGAGAATCTTATTTCTCACAACATCATCATAGTAAGGATCCACATTAAGCTTAACGTGAACACCATTAGGAGCAACCCACTCGGTAATCTGATAATCAGTAACCTTTAAACCATTAGTAGGTGCAAAGGTGGTATTAGCAGTGGTGTAGTATGCAGGGTTATTGGTAGACACAAGAGGCATCCAACCAGAAGTCATGTCCTTAGCAGCCTTATTGAAAAGCAGAGCACCACGCTCACCAGTATTGATAACGAAAGTACGATCACCAAAACCAAGCTTACCAGCAGAAAGCTCATAAAGAGCATTGAGAATAAGAGTCATAACATTCTCAGGATCGTTGTAATACATAGTATTACCAAACTCCATCTGCTCATAAAGTCCAGCACCAGTCTTAATGACGTTGCCAGATTTACCTACATTCATGTATTCGCCATTAGCATTACGGTTAGAACGACCCCAAGCAATAGCGTTATTCTTATACTCATTAAACTGCTCCTCAAGCTCGAATTCAACATTGTGCATCCACATGTTGCTGACAGTATGCTGAAGCTTACCACCCTCAAGCTCTTTAATCATAGGAATACCAACAGCAAGTTTCTTGTTAAGCATGTTACCAGGAACCTTATGCTGAATACGAATGGTAGACCACTCATTACGCATAGATACCGGAGAGCTAAAGCGAATATCACCAACCTTACGAGACAGTTCCTTCTCTACGAAAGCAGCCTCAATGGAGAATCTTTCACCTGCCTGAAGACGCTCTGCAGGGCAACCATTAATATTACCACCTGCAAGTTCTACCTTATAAACAGCCTGAGTTCCTTCCATACGAGGATCGCCAAGAATTCTAAACTGATAGACTTCATTAAGGTTACCTACGATATATTCTCCATCAGCAAACCAATCCTCATCGAAAACAAGATAGAAAGGAGTGGTATTAGCACCAATCATAGTAGAAGCAGTAATAGTGCTACCATCAATAACTACAGGAGTGCCATCTTCTGTACGAGCCTCTACCAGAGGAATGTTTCTACGAGAACTACCAATAACATCCCATGTGTATTCGCTATCATCCTCGAATTCCTTAGTAGGGAACTGCGACAGGAAAGTATCCAGCGTCTTACCATAACGATATGCAAGCAGCTGAACCATAAGAGAGCTAGCCTTCTGCGGAGCTAGCTGATAAAGAGCACCAAGGTGGTTCTCTTTTGTCAGACCTTTCCAATGGGAAAATCCGACCATTTGGAATTTACCAAGTTTTCCAGCCATTTTAATCTAAATTAAATATCTAATCTTAATCCAGCCCCGATATAACTATTCTCATCACTAACACCGCTAGCATAATCCAGACTGCCATCCGTATGCCTTGCTGTACTATTAAGCGTATGTTCTAGCTCTCTAAGGCTTTTCTTAACTTCTTTCTTTACTTTAGTATTGACAAGCTTATCAATAGATTTAAACCCGTCAGTTAATGTATATAGAATTCCAACGTTCTTTAAAAAGTCGGCCTCATGTTCCTTCTGGTATTTCTGAATGGCAGTTAAAGCAGCGCCCGTTTCTCTGTCTTTATAAACAGGTTTTGTAATATTATCATATACCAGAGCACGTGTAGCTTTATCTAGATTAATACCACCAAAGAAATCCTGAGACTCTTCTATGTCTTTCTTTAAAGCTTTGGCTTTCTCTTCTTGAGCGTCTTTTGCTTCCTTGGCTTTTTGTTTACCTTCTTCGATAAGGTCATCATATTTATCTTTGAAAAACTCTATGTTTTCAGTAAGAGCTTCTAAAGCATCTTCAACATCATTGCCAGAATCAAAAGATCTTTTAAGTTCTCTCTCAATTCTTTCTTTCTTAACACCTTTATTCATTAAATCTTGAACAATCAGATTTTTCCTAAGAGTCTCTCCTTCTGGAGTTTCTGCTTTAATTTGTTCTTCAGTAATGTTGTCAAGATATCTAAGAATAGATTCGTGTTTTTGTATTTCAGAAGGCTCAACATTATAATTTAAAGCCTCCTCAATTTTACGCTGGCGCTCATCAAAACGAGCATTCAAAGCTTTATCAATAGCTTCTGCAAATTTCTCAGCATCTGTAGCGCCCTTAATATCCTCTTCTGTTAAACCAGAAAGAACACCATCTTCTGATAAAGCCCCAAGCGTAGAAGAGTAGAAGTTAGGGTTGGGAGAAGACTCAGGGCTCTTCTCCGATGGTGTCCCCTTGGTTTCAGTTTCTTTACTACCTACGCTCTCTGGATTAAAAAGCCCATCAATGTCTACAGGCTCTTCTTCCTCAGTAGTTTTATTTTCTGGTTTTGTGTCCTCCTTATGTTCGTCAGGATTTGGATCTTCAATAGTCTCCTGCTGAGCTTCTCCAAAGAGGTTTTCAATTTCACTTTCTGATAAAATGTTGTTTAAGTCTAATCCTACCATTTTTCTCCCAATTAAACTTTTAATTAATCAATTTCTAACTCTATTTTGTCACCTGCTAAATTAGCTTTATCTAAAATAGCATAGAGTTTCTTAAAGGTTTCAGTAGATTGTAGTACTTTACCTTTAGCTTTATTTAAACCTACAAGAATACAGCCTTCTGTATCACTAGGAGTATTTCCAATATGTATCAAAACCCCAGAGAACCCAGGTACATTTACAAGTCGTGGAAGATACCCACCACAAAACTGATACGCAGATTTATTGGAAAATTTTAACGATTTGGTATTTAAGTCTATTCTATAAATGCCTCTAGGTATAGCGGTACTGCCATATACTTTAGTAAACTTAATTTTAGTTTCAGGATCATTCATGGTAAGACCGCGATCCGTATCTTCTAAAGTATTACAAAACCATTCTCCATTGATATATAGGTTGCCTATCGTGTAGGTGCTTTTTTTGTAATCTCTAAAGAGATTTAACTTCAATAAACCCATATTCGTATATTTTGTATGCAAAATTACAAAAAATTATTTGATTCCCAAATAGGCTTAATAAAAAATTAAGGAGATGTAACAATTTTAGTTACACCTCCTCCTTTGTATCCTCTATTTTATTTCGACATTCATCGCACATAAAATGCTTTGCATATTTGAATAACTCTTTACCTATAGTACCATTTAAATACTGAAACTCTTCACTGTAAGGATTAATATCATAATAAGTAGCTATATGCACAGCTAAATGTCCTTTCTCATGATCAAAAGTATTTTGAAACTCATCCGCAGAAGTAGTAGGGCCTATTGCTAACAAAGAACGTTTATATATAGGATTAGTGAAAGTAAATCCAGAATTTGGTAAATTACTTGAAATATTGTATTTTACCCTTAATAATTCTTCCTCTGGGCATCCTATATCCTCTAAATCTTTAATAATAATATCAGGATAACTCTCTACTATATAATAAACTCTTATAAGCCAATCATACTTATCAAGATAAATATCTTGTCTCATAACATATCTTCCCAATTAATAGGAGTGCCGCTACCAATACAGTCAGCATAAAAGCGCGTAAAGACCATTCCTTCATAAGCATCTGAATCCTCTATAACATCTTTTACATACTTTAAAAGCTCTACATTATCTCTAATAGAGCTTCCTAAAAAATCTGCTTTGCACATATTTGCAACATAAACAGCATCATATCCTTTATCGCCATTTATCTTAATATTGTAAGCACTCTGCATTTCAACTAAATCTTCCTTGCTAAAAGGCGTAATATAAACGGGCTTATTATTTACTATTTTATACATTCTACTAGCAGCCCACTCTGACATTTTCTTTGAGAAATGCCAACCGTATAAACTCAAATATTCCTCCATACCAGAAGGAAATACTTCTTTGTAATCTAATCTCATATTAAAAATAAGGGGCGAGTTTCCCCGCCCCAAACATTAAGTTTATCGGCCCATTCCCATGGAACCGCCACGCTCACCATAATATTTACGAGCTTCTTTCATGGCATGTCTGTAACCATCTTCATAGCCACAGTCATATCCCTCATCAAAAGACTCGTCTTTATAGCTTGCCATGTCCCTCCTGTCATCCAGGCGAGAGTCTTCATCTTTACGATGACCTTCTCTAATTTCCCACATTCTATTCATATTTAGTTCTCCTTTTTATGTAGCTGTTCAAGAAATAGACCATTAGCCTCTTTTAATTCTTTAAGCAAAACAGCCATATCAGACATTTGATTTTTGAGTTCTTCAATCTCAACTCGCTGTGCTTGCTTTTCAGCAAACTCAGGATTCAATTCCGAAAGAATGCTATCGCATTTAGATACCATATTTTTATGGAAATCTATACTATTAATAGCATCAATGCTTTTCTGTTTAATGCTCAAAATCTCGGCATTCATAGCTTCCCTACTATCAGAAATTACAATGTTTTCTCCATTACTGAAAGAATCTGCTATATCTAAATTAGCAGGAATGCCAGTGTAGTTAAAGGTCTGCCCATTAAGCTTTACACTCAAATCT